GGCTTACGAGGCAACGGCCGTTCACAAGGAACTGACCGAGAGCTTCGTTGAAGCCGGACGGTTCGGGAAGGAGCCGCCGCAAGTGGTGGTTCGTTCCCACCGTCACCGCTACCTGAAGGACGAAATCTACGGCGACAAGGGCTATTACATCTCCGTGGTGACCCCGGCGTGGCAGGCCAAGACGCCGTTCACTTGGAAGATTCCCGGTGCCCGGTTGAGCCAGCCGCAGTTCGGTGGACTCCTCATCCGCAAGGGCGAGGACGAACTCTACACGCGCTCAAAGGTGTGGTGCCTTGAGCGGACGAAGGAGGGGTGATGGCCTTCAAGCGCACATTCCGTGAGGAGTTCTCCCTGTTCTTCGAGATTCCGGCCCTCATCTCTCTTGCGGTGCTCGGCCTAATCCTGTTGCCGATTGTCGGTCCATTCTGTCTCTGGAGGCGTGGGCCAAAGATAAACAAGGGTGGTCACTGCGACCACAAGGAGGGGTGACATGGCAATCCATGTTGACGAGTGGCTGAAGGAGCTAGAGGCTTTTTCGAAGCGTTCTGACGAAGGCCACACCGCCGAAGAAATCTCGGAGAACACGGGGATGACACTCCGTGTCGTGCGAGAACGGCTCAAGCAGGTCGCACGCCTTGGCCGACTTCGTGTCGGTCGCCGTAGTTCCATGACCATTGACGGCCGCCATACCGTGGTCCCCGTCTATCTGGTCACGGGTTCCAAGTGAACAAGGACCGCCAGCCGGACACATTTGCGCTGGTGTGCGACGGGTCAAGTGGGGACAAGGACGCCGAACTGCGAATGGCTTCTAGTCTCCACATCATGTTCAACGCATGGAAGCGTCACAAGTTACCGCAGGCAATCCCGTGGGCTTGGACGATGACCCAGAAGCAGATTGCCCATTACAACGAACCCCGGAACCGTTAGGCTCCGGGGTTTGTCGTTACGAGAGGTCAACGGGGTCGTGTTCAACCGGCCCCTTGTTGTCGGGAAGGAACACCCGAATCTCCTCCAGCGTCTCACGGAGCGCTGTAAGCGTGCGCTCCTTGGCGTTCAGGAACCCGATTGCCCGGTCAATCATCTGCACAGAGTCGGGGTACTTGCGGCGAAGCTCATCGGCCTTGTTCTTGATGAAGTCCTCGATGAATTCCACCGCAGCCATGACATCGTTGAAGTTGGGGGTAGCCATTACTTGCTCCCCTGCCAGAACCGGATACGGACGCCGACGCTGTGACGGAACTGACGGCTGTCAAGGCCAAGGCTCGTGCTGGCAACGAACGAGGCGTGCGGCGTGACATTGTACGCGCCGTGGACGCCAACCACCCACTCAGCGTGACGGCCCTCGACGGCCTCACTCCGCGCAAACGGGGTCGTCCGCCACTCGTAGTTCAGGCCCGACGCCAACGACAGGCGCTTCGGAGACAGGAGCGGAGCGACGGTGTCGCTGGCCGCACGAGCGTAGGTGGCGAACAGACACACTACTAGCACCGCAAAACAAACAGACTTCATAAAACCCTTGGTCACTTGATGCCCCCTTCGGGAATGACATTCTTCACCGTCTTGGAAACAAGGCGGCCGATGACATAGACGAAAGCCATGTTCACGAAATCGGCCGCTTCCTTCGTGAGAACATTGGCGTTGACCAGAACCGAAACCACGGCCGCAACCAGCGCAACCCAGAACTCCGAGGTGCGGATTACCAGCGAGAACTTATTCATTGAATCACCCCCTGATTAGGAACAGGACGATGAACGCGACCCCTAGTAGCGCCGTGCCCATGATTGTGTACCGAGCCTGCTTGACCGTCAACTCCCATCACCACCCTTAGTCGCCTTGAGGACGGCCACCTCGGTGCGTAGGTCTTGGACGGCGTCGCGTAAATCCTCCAGCACCCGCTCGTGGCGGGAAACGGCCGAGAAGGTTACGGCGGCGTTGGCGATGATTGTGCAGATTGCGACAACGGCGGGAAGCCACGAGGTTACATTCATGCAGCCACTCCGAAGGTATGCCCGCCGATACGCGCAGTCTCACGGGTTCGCCCTGACTCAAGCTCTTGTTTAGAGAACCACCTGCTCCTCGGACGAGCGCTATCGTCCGCACCCCACAGCGAGTTCACGCAGTAGTGCGTGGCTCCTTCGGTGGGGTCACCAACGAGTCCATCTAGTGTTTCGTGTGCCGCCTTGACGCACGCCGCCCATACCGCCATCGGGAGGTTCTTGGCACCCTTCCGAACCGTGTCCTCCAAGAAGGACCGGCGCGGCTGGGAATGGTTCCAGCACGAGAACTGCCAAGGCATGAGGACAACGAACTTAACTCCGAGCTTGCGGGCAAGCATCCGATTCTTGACCACCCAAGCAATGGCATACTTGCCCAAATCCGATTCGCCCTCGGCCTCACCGAGCACGGTAAGCGCGAGCAGGACAACATCGTCCTGCTCACCCGGCGCCTTATTCGGGTCGGGGAACACCACTGTTAGTTAGTGTACCCGAAGTAGTCAACACGGATTGGAACGCGCTTGTTGAGCGCGCCAGTAGCGCCAACCGTCTGCATGGGACGGATGAGGACATTGAGGTACGGCGCACGAATCCACATGCCGTTGCGGTCAATGAGCGGGATTGCGATGGAGGCAGGCCGGGGGAAGTTCATACCCGCGGTCTGAGCATCCCGCGAAAGCTGAACCACATATTCCGTGGAGGTGGGGTTGAGCAGAGTGGGGGCGCCGCCAAGGTTCATGGACACGAGATTAAGCGAGTCCACGGTGCCAACAGTGAAGTCAACGACATTTTTCGCCAACGGGAAGTTGAATGTCGAGTCAGAACTGATGGAACTGGTCCACGACCCGGTGACTCGCACGGCAAGTCGAACGGTGGAGAACAGAGATGGCGAAGTCATGTTCGCGGAAATGACGAGGTAGCTTCGCACGGCCTTATAGGTGGTAAGAGCGGTGCGTGTGGAGTCAGAGCTTCCGGGAGCGATGCTGTCGGGTGCGACACACCCGCGGTACTTGATGATGAAGTCGGACTCCTTATCACCAAACACCACGATGGCCTTGCCAAGCGTGTCAACGACCGCGCCGTTGGTGGCGTTCTGGTAGTAGTTGCCAAACAGCGTGGCGTTGCCAGCGGCAAACGCGGCAGCGGCGATAAGGCAAAGGAGTGCGGCTACCGTGAATACCTTCTTCATTACTTACCTCCTGTGTTCTGAGACGGCTGCGGGAACTTAAGTGGCCCGGCGTTGACGGCGGGCTTATTGCTCTTTCTGCTTTGATACATGATATACGCAGGCAACGCCGCGATTGCGGCACGAACGGCCGGGTCTGTGGCGGTCAACATGATGCGCGAAGCAAGAGCCGGGTTGGTCATGGCAAGCGCAAGGATGGCTCCGTACTCAGCCGACTTCTGGCCGTGCTCGTTGCCTTCGGCACCAAGTGTTCCAATCGCACCTCCGGCAAGAGCGCCAATGCCAGCGCGATGGAGAACGCCGACTCCACCGGCCCCAGAATGGGCTGCGGAAGCAAGTTCCTTGGCAGCGATTGCGTTGCTCAGGTTTTTGCGCATAGACCGGAATCCCTCTCCGATTCTCCCCGGAGCGTTCCTGAAGATTCTAGTCGCAGCGTCGGCAAGTTCCTTTGCGTGCATGGCTTCGGCGGAGTGTTCGCTTGGAATAGGGAACTGCTTGCCAGCAGCACCGCGAGCAGAAGCCATCATCTGGATAGCTTTCTGCCGCTGCTGAATAAGAATCTGGTATGCGTGTTCTGGGTCAATCATCGAGGGGAGGTTTGCGCGGAACTCGTTGAGATGCGCAACCAGTCGCTTTGCCGTGGAGAAGTCTGCACCGCGACTGAACTTATACACCTGCCCGCGCAGTTCCTTTAGGAACTCCCCACGAGGAACCATCATTCCAGCGCGCTTGGCCTGCATAGCCCACTTTCGACCTTCTTTAGCGGCGTTGAGGAAGTTACGCCACACCTCGCCGGTCAACTTCTCGGGAGCACCTTCGCGAAGGCCACTACCCTTGACCAAATACGGACCAATTATTGGGGCCTTTCGGACTTTCTCGGCAGAAGGAACAACCTTGCCGACACCCGGAATCTTTCGCAGGGAACCAACGATGTCGGGCCCGCCAATCGGGATGCGCTGACGAATCATCTCCTCGGCTCCCTGCTTCACCTCGGGCCACACATGGCGAGGCATGGACGACAGCAAGGAATGCACGCCGCCCGCCCTAGCAAGCTCGGGAAGCGCAGCGCCAAGGCCAGCCTCTGTGGCAGCCGCAGGAATCTCGCCAAGCATAGACCCCGGAGCGTCACCAAAGCCGTGCGTGCGGTAGTAAAGCTCCTGCGCACCCTTGCCAGCCATGTGGCCCAAGAACTGGCCACCGGCCTGCATGAAACCCTTCTTGGCCCGGCCTCCGCGGCGACCACCGAACCGGCCAATGCCAGCACCGACAAGCCCGATAGTCGTCGGGAGTGCGTCAACGAATCCGGGAGGCTTCGAAGGGGCCTTGTAAATAACTGCGCCACTCTCCTTGCGAGCCGAGGCAACAAGGCTATCCGGAACAGCAACTGGCTTTGATTCGCCGGGAAACAGCATCATTTCATCTTTGCCGCTACCGTTTGTGGAAGTATTCATCACTTAACTCCGTGTCTGCTAAAAAATCCGGCGGAGCCTCCGTCGGCGGTGGGATGCTGACGACCATAGATTCCGGGTTCAGTATCAGGAAGGATGTTGTCGTACTCCGACGTAATCCTAATGTTCGGGTCATACGGCAGATTTTCTCGCATAGACTGTAACGCCATGTCATAAACACTGACTCGATTGACTGCGTCCGCCTTAAGCACCGCAAGCGCTGTACGCAACTGGCTCTTGGTAAAGTCGTTGTTCAGAACAGCACGCATTTCTGCTGCACCAGCTACGGTATTTGACCCTGTCATATTCGGGGAGTTCAAGATTCTCTGGAACTCTGGGCGAACAACATCGAGAGCAACTTGATACGAAGTAACGTCGGGGTCGCCCGTCCAGCTCTTGACTGTGCGAACAAACCCGTTAACAGGACGAATATTGGTGTCGGGTATTTTGTCGAGCATGTTATCAAGAATAGCCGCGTTTCGTTCGGCGGTAGAGATAAATGCGCGAGCATTGTCAGACATCTTCTGAAGGTTAGCCAGCGAACGCGAGTTGGCCTTGACGGATTCCGATGCCCTGACGACAGCTGCAGGAGAGAACCCACGAGCCTTCATCCCGTTGAAGATTCTTGCCGCTCCGGGAGAGCGCATAAACCCGCCCGGAAGGGTTCCGCCTGACGCCATCATACCCTGCGCAAACTGAACACCTTCGTCAGAAAGCATGACAGGCTTCTGACGATTCAGTTCCGACCGCGGCACAAGCGCTTCGCCATTCTGCTCCCAAATCTTGATGTCCGGGTTAAGGCGACGAAAGCGGGCGATTTCCTCCGGCGTAGTGAGGTGAATGATGTTGTTATCCTCTGCGCGCTGACTCATCGGCGTGTAGAGGTCGTCGGTCTTTACATACGGGACATTCGCGTTGATTGCGTTTCGGCCGGTATCCGTAAGTTGCTGGTTAATGTCACCAATGTTATCGGCCGTAACTTTGGTCCACCCCGGAACTTCCTTGTCGTCCTTGAGCTGAGCCTCGCGCCACTTCTGAATGAAGTCGGCGCGGTTCTTCTGGTCCTCCTCCCACGCCTTCTTCTTCGCCGCTAGGTCTTTCTCTCGTAGAGCGGCCTTCTCGCCCTTGGCACCGACATAGCCAGAAGCAAGGCCATGCAGGAAGCTGGTGCCCGGCGTGTTCGGCTTGTAGGTGGACTCGTCAATGTAGTCCTTCATCCCCTTGAGAGCGCCCTGAAGCCGAGAGCCGCTGAGAAACAGGCCCGGCTTGATGCGCATACGCTCGCCGAGCTTGTTCTTGAACGGGAGCGGGATGTTGAACGGGATAGGAATGTTCTTGGGGACAGCCGCCTCTGGCTTCTTGACCGCAGGGCCAAACACCTGCGAAAGAACAGCTTCCGTAGGGTCAACAGTCGTCGTTGGCTTGGCATCGGCGGCCGGGGCAGCAGCCGGAGTTTTTTGAGAAGGTTTCCCCAAATTAGTAACATCAGGAAGCAAAGAATAGAGCTGTCCAAACGAATACGAACCCATGTTTAACCTCCCATGCCGAGATAACCACCAACCGCCTTGCCAGCAAGGCCGCCGACGAAGTTGCCGAACCCGCCCTGACGGTACTCCTGCGCACGCTGGAGGTCATTCTGCGTGCGAGCCGTCATGGCCGTGTTGGCGGCGTTCTGGGCCTGCTGCTTCATGTAGGTGTCCTGCGACTGGAGAGCCTGTCCGCGTGTTTGGGCCATGATATCCTGCACGCCGCGCCCGGTCTGCATGAGCGCCTGCTGCTTTGCCACAGCCTGCTGAGCGGGGTCCATGCCACCAAGGCTAGCCTGAGTCATCTGGCGGCGAACAAGGGCGTCTGCGGTGCCCTGCGCACCCTCAAGCTGGCCCTGAATGAGAGCCTGATTTCCTCGCGGGTCGAAGTACCCAGCGCCACGAGCGGCGTTGATGTCTCCGGCCATACCGCGCTCGTAGCCATACGGGTCAATCTTCGGCTTGGGGCCGGTGTTAATCAGCCCACCAAGGGCAAAGCCGGGGATGCCAGCGTTTGCAATAATGCGCCCCGGACGGAACTGGCTTTTGGCGCGCTTCATGGCCTTGCGGGCAAGGTATCCGGCGAACTGCCCGGCGACACCGCCAAAGGCGTGCCCTTCGGCACCATCCTCGCCGCTGCCGTACTCGCCCTGCTCGGCCTCGTCAAGCTCAAGGAGCATCTGGAGAATACGCACGGCGCTCGAAGGATAGTTCCCTTCGTGCTCGTTGTTGGTGTCTTCTCCGGGCACCATACCGCCCTGCGCAAACCCGGCGTTGACTCCGGGGTACTGGCCGTACTGCATGGGAGCGGGGCCGCTATAGCCCTGCATCTGCGGCGGAGTAAAGGTAGCGGGCTGGCTACCGGGCATTGAAACGCCCGCCTGTTGGGCGGCAGAGCCGGTCGGCATCTGCGTAGGCGCTCCCTTTGCGATTCCCTTCAATCCACGAACGGCCCTAATGATTCCACCGAACGCGTATCCGGGGACGGAGCCTCCGTATTCCATGCCAACGGGACCAATGCCATTCATCATGTTGTGTGCTCCCCGCTGGTTCAGCGCCAACAGCGCAGCAGCGATTTGAGGATTCTTGGTGACTCCGGGATTCATAACGATTTCTCCCGGAGTAAGCATCGCCGGAACCGTATCCTGCTTGGCAGGCTTGCCGGGGGTTACGCCGGGGATGTGCGGCAGGCCGCGTTTGCGAAGTACCACGGGGACACCTCCATAGGTCTGGCTAGAGGTTGTGGCAGGCGTAGAAGTGCCTAGTGATGCAAGCAGACTGCCGCCGGTGCCGCCACCTCCTACCGAATCTCCGCTTCCGGCAGAGCTGCTTCCGCTGCGCGGCCCCTTGAGTGGCTCGTCGAAGGCGTCAAATCCAATGCCGCCGTAAACAGACATAATATTCTCCTATGCCCCGGCGATTGTCGAGTTAGGATTCCCGACTTCGCGGTACTTGAGTGCCAGCTTCCAAATCCTGTTTTCGCCTGCGTCCGTGATGCTATTCCATTGCGCCCAGAACATGTCCGTGGAAACCCGCTGCGTGGAATCAATCGGGATTACCTGTTTATGCGACCGGGACTTAATGGTTGAGTTGACCGGCAACTTCCTGTCAAGGCCGTAGTTGAATGTCGGGACTTGGTCGTTAGCAAAGATTAGACGGGTCTGCGTACCAGTACCAAGGCTGGTCATGTGCGACGCTTCAACGGCCTGAGGCTGCAACAGACTGAAATCCGACGAGATGAATGGTGCAAAGATTGCGCGCCCTTCATAACTGTGGCCGTTGTCCGTCGTTCCCGTGTTGATTTGCTGCACATGGCCGTCATAAGTGCCGTTATTGCTATCAACTGCGATGAACGACAAGAGAGTGCTGGTATGAACACTTCCCATTGCCCCTATGATGCAGTTCTCTGTGTCAACATTATACATGCACGGGGACGACCAAGCGTATGTAATCCTTCCTTCAGGCGACACCAGCTCCTCCGCCCCGCTAGCCTCGATTCCCGGAGAGTAGTCGTAAAAGCAAATCTTGCTGAGCAAGACTTCTTCTGACTGGCCGTTGAACCCAAATGACCTGAACGCACAGGCTAGGGTTCCGTCGAGAACGGCAAGGCTGAGCTGCTGGTCGTCCGTATCGGCGGCAGCAGACGCCATTGACAAGCCAATCTCATAGGCCAAGTCGCCGGTGTTCTTGGCGCGATTGTAGATTGCGCCACTCAACTTGAACTCGCGGCGGCTCTTGTCCGTGACAATGATGCCGTCGTGCGTTGCATACGCAGCCCACCCATTTCCAGCGGTGATTCCAAGGTAGGAAATGCAGCCTCGCGTGTCGTTGATAGTGAACAGTCGGGTATCGGCGTCCTCGCCAGTATTTGAACCGCGCTGGTTGGCAAGCATGTGGATACCGTCTGAGTACGCGATGATTGCCGCGCCCTCAATGTCCACGATGCCCATGCACGACCGCTGGTAAATCTGATGCGGCGATGCGTGCGGCATACGACGGTTGCCAGCCACCCAAGCATTCGGAGCCAGCGAGATACCAGTAGCCGCAGCGCCCGGGGACGAGGTCGTGAAGTAGACGCTTGTCTTGTCTGGCGTGCGAGCGTCCCGAACGGTATCAGAGGTCTTATATGGGTTGAGGAAGGCAACGGCCGGGAACGAGAAGCAGAAAGCCCGAACGAATCCTCCGGTTCTACACGGCAGCGTGGTCAGGTCGCTGTCGAAGGTAATGTAACCCTCGTCGCCCGTGTTGCTGTAGAAGGCGCAAACATGAGACGCGAGACTGGATGTGGCCGCAGCAGACATGGTCAAGCTAGTCGAGCTTTCCTTGGACACGACATAGGTTCCCGCGGGGATATTGCCAGCGTATGTGTCGGTCTTGTTGGTAATCTCGGCACCAATAGGAATGTTGTCGAACGAACCGGAGGTCGTAAGCGTAGTCGAGTTGTTGACCGTCACGCATGTGCTGACCTCCTGAACCGTAGGAGCCAGCATCGAGGTGGAGATGGAACCGTCAACTCCGGGAGCAAGCTGAGCTGCCCATGTCCCATAACCAGCCAAAGAACTGAGGTTATTGATTCCATCAACCAGACTCTGTAGCGTTGTGTAAGTAGACAGGTTGTAAACCTGTCCTGTCGCCGAACCAGAAGAAGAAACCTTGTATAGCTTGAAGTATCTAGTACCCGAAGATGTCTTGATAATCCTGAAATACTGGGCAGTTGCTGTATACGCGGAGTCGTCCGTGTCGTGTGTGTTTAACGAATAGTCAGTTGCCGCCGGATAAATCCAGTCCACCGGCGACACGGCGCTGTTACCGATTGGGCTAATCATGAACGCGCTCTGATTTGGCAGCGTGTACGAGATGATTGCGCGCTGGTCGCCAGTACCGATATACCGAGCACGACGCGGAAGGACCAAGTCGAGGCGGACAACATCTGCGTCCTCAAGGAGCGAGTTGTCATCTCCGCCTGTATCAACATAAACCTTCTGAGTATTGTTGTTGATTACGGCAATAATGCGTAGGTCGAGAGGCGACGCGGTGACGACATCCGTGAACGCAGTCCTATTCTGCTTCGGCGAACGCAGAAGAATCCTAGCAGTGGTTCCCTCGGGACCAATCGGAATGTTCTCGTACTGGATGAACGAGTAGTGCTTCTGGCTTCCAACAGAGGTTGGCGAGCCAAGCACAACGAACCCACGGCCACTAGTAACCGTCGAGTTTGGCATGCGCGGGATGTACGGAGCCGAGAACGAACCGTCCTCGAACTGGAACACCACGGACACAAAGAAGGTGTCTCCCTCTGACCACGGAGCATTATGCAAACTTGATGCGCCAGCGGGGTCCGTAACAACGGTCGGTGGGCACAGCGGGGGCCAAGGCCCGGTAGGGAACATGCGAACAGTCTCGCTACCTACCGAGCTGCTTTCGTTGAAGCGCTTGTTCCACCGCCACGGATTACCGTAAAGATTAGGAGCATAAAGCCAGTTTTGGTTCTGAATGACATTGCGCGAGCCGCAGGTCAAGAACTGCCGCGTAAACTCCGTAGCTCCGCGGTTATACAGCCCTGACCCGCTATCTACGAATGTCGGGACAACCTTAAGGCGGTACTTTGACGAGCCGGTATCCGTCGTCGGGTCGTTGCTATAGGTCACACCATCCGAGAACTCCTCAAGAAGCGTGTAGTTCTTGAGGGCATTGGATGGCGTTGCGCCGGAATTGGTGCTGGCCATGTAGATGGTCCCGCGCTTGCTGGAGTCGTTTCCAAAAAGGACGGACAGCAGAGGCAATCCGCTGGAAACCGACGGTGAATCAATGGCGAACAACTTACGGGACTTTGCGGACCACTTGCTAGCAAGCAACCCGGTCGTCTCATTGTTCGGATAAATGTCTGCCCCGGGCATCGTGTCGTTGACGATTGAGCTACCGGAGCGCTTGCCGACGGCTCCCGTGAACGGTTCAATCACGACATTGCGCGATGAGTTGGTATCGGTGCCAAGCATAGAGCCGACAATCTGAGAGTTCTGCGCGTAGATTGGGTCAACCGACGAGGTGTAACCGCCGCCCCAAGGGCCACGAGTCTGGGACAGGATTGCCCCTGTGGTTGCGCCAACTGCGTCGAGGCCTTCGCTCATCAGTCCTCCGTCCACTCAACCGAGTCCTGACCCTGACTGGCTGGCGTAGCGGCGTTGTAGTCGAACTCGCGCAGAGACTTGGGAAGCGGGGCAACAATGGCCTGCATGAATGTGGGATTCATGTCCGGCTGTCGAGCTGACATCTCGTATGCCAACAGACGGGACACATACTGGGCGTCCGTCGAGGTCAGGTTGGGGATGTTGCTAGCGCTGGCAAGGTGCATCTTCTCAACGCCCTTGAGCGTCAGGTACTGCGTCCGATTGAGTGCCGGGTAAACCCAGAAGCGCCACTTATCGTAGCCCGTGGCGTTCTCGGTGGAATCTCCCTCACGCTCAGCGGCCCAATACATCCAGTCCGAGCTGCTGCTAGGGATAGCATCGTCCTGATTGTCGCGCCCAAACTTTGCAATGATTTCTGGGACGGTGAGACGCTCAAGGTCAGTCGGTAGGCCGTTGGCAAGAACGGTCGCAAGAACGCTGGAGTTCGTCTGGTGTGCAGAAGTGATGCCGTTCAGGTCAAAGGTCCAATCCGTGGATGTGTTGGTAAGAACGGTGGTAGTACCAGCCGGGAATGTAAGCCCCGTGGTTGACGCAGCAAAATAGCGCGGCTGCACACTAAAGCAGTGTGCATACCGCGCCAGAATGTCGTTCAACAGCACGAGGGCCTTGGCGTTGCTGATGGCGTAGTTGCCAGCCGCGTCGTCGTCGTTGCAGAAGGTGCGAGCGAGCGTGATGATTGCGGAACCAGTCAACTGCGTGCTAGCCATAGGTCACTCCACTTCGTCGTCAAGAACCCATTCGGTCCCCTGCTTGACCCAAACATTCCCATCCGGGTCGCGCTGCGGCGACTCGGCCTTGGGGGTGAACAAAGGCGCTGGCTCCCACCCATCATTCCAGACGAAGTCCATCCCGTCTGGACCCATCACATAGCGCTCCGCTGCCGTCGCCATGTCGAAGTAGATGGCCGCCGAGCGCCCGCCTCGCCCAACAGGGCGAAGGCCCTTGCGCTTAAGATTGTCTACATGCTCCTCAAGGATGCTGACAACCTTGCCGTCCTTGCGTGCAACTCGCTCGAACTTCTGCCCGACGTTGAACTCCTCGCCGCGTTCCTTCTTAACCTTGCGCGAGCCATTCATCATCTCAAAGGCCCGTTTGGCGTGACTAGGTGGCACATGGGCCACCCAATCACCATTCTTCTTGTATTCGATACTGGCTTTTGCGTCCCGTCGCAAATCGTCCGGGCCGGGAGCAGCCTTATTCGCTCTTGTCCGCGCTCTTGCGGCTCCGTCGGTTACGCTTGTCCAGCGGCGTGCCTCCGACTTCGATACCGAGGGCAGCGGGGAAGGCTTCTCCACGGATTCGCTCCTGTTCCTTGGCGACGACATTGGCGGTAATGAGGTCCGTAGCAAGTTCCTGATTCTCGCCGGGGCGCTCAAGAGGACGGACTTCCTTCTCTACAAGCATGTCACCGCGCTGCACATTGGGGTAGTGGTACTCGCCCTCGCGCGCAGGAACGCGAACCTGCACATCGGTTTCCGGGTCAATGAAGGTCTTGATGTAAAGGCCCTCGACCTTTTCGTAGGTTTCACCCTCGTCGGCAATAACGCGAACGGCACCGCGATTGTCCTCAATGTCCGAGATTCGCGGGACCATACGGAAACATGCGGACTCCCACCGGCGAATAGGCTTGCCCGGCATAGCGACCTCAAACGCATGGCACCGGGGGCCGCCGCCTTCGCTGTATTCCTTGCCCTTGTACGACAGCGGGCAGATGTTGAAGAACTCACACCCACGGTTCACGCCACGAACAGGCTTGCTACACGTCGAGAATACCGCAGGGTCAAGCCCAAGCTCCTCCAACTCACCCTTCGTTCCAACGGGATAATCCGGAACATGCTCCGGGATACCGTTCTTTCGATTCTCGGGGTTGAAGGTCAACTTCTGTTCGACGGGCACGAATACCTCCAAGTTGAGGGTGGGGCGGGCCCGTGACCCGCCCCATCCAGTTCGCTACTAGGTGATGTTGATGCTGACGATGCTGCTATCGTACCACTCCGCAGCGCCGAACTCGGTGTAGCAAATGAACCGCTGCACGAGGCCGTCCATCTGCGACTCAAGCATCTTCGGCTTCTGGTTCCAGCCGAGCGCCCACGCATCCTGAATCATAAGCGGACAATACTTCGTACCCGTCTGGTTCAGGACAAGGCCCGACTCTTCGATGTTGGCACCATAGGTGGTGACAAGCTGACCCGAGGTGGCCGAACCAGCCGAACCACGAATCTGGTACTCCTTGAGGGCCGAGATATTGAGCGCCTGCGCCAGAACATCCGGGTGGAGGACGATGTTGTACGGAGTCTTGCCGATACGGAACTTGCGCTTCGCGTTCTTGGCGAGCTTGGCAACAGCCGAACGCCAAGTCGCGTCGTCGAACGCCGCACCAGTCTCAACAAGCGAGGCGCTGGCGGCAAGGGCAAGCAGCGTGCTATCAATCTTCTCGTCGAGAGACGAGAGCATCTGCTTGCGCCACGCCGAGATGGCGTTACCGTCATCGATAATCTGGTTCAACGTGTCGGGGTTAAGCTCGATACCAGCGTAATACGCCGTCGGCGTAACCGTGACTTCGGCCTCAGTGTTCGTCGAGTAGGTCAGATTGTCAGAGGCAAGGTGGGAGCTGGCCGACGCAGTCTGGGCCGTAATGGGCGCAATCTTGCGAAGGTGGAGCTTCTTGCCAATCTTCTGGACGCCAACGGGTTCCGCGACGAGAGGGGCAACAATCGCCTCCTCCATCGGGTCGAGCGCGAACTGGCTATCCCACACTTCCTTCAGGATAGACGCAGCTTCGGTGCTGGTGCGAATACTAGCGTGAGCCATAACTAATCTCCTTTATAGCGAGATTCCTACCGATTGTAGTCGGGGCGGATTTCGCCGGAATCCCACTTGGCCCGCAGTTCACGAGCCGACGAACCACCTCGCTTGAGGGTGCTCGCCATCTCAGACCACGGGACTGATTCACTCTTTGGAGAGCCAGCATCGGCAGCGGGGAATGCGGACGATGGGGATGCACCGTTCGACACCCGCGACTTCAGCCGCTCGTTCTCGTTCTGGAGTTCGGCCAAACGCTTCTGGTACGAGGCCGATTCGGGGTCGGTCACGATGTCAAGTGCGCTCTGCACCGGCATCTGATACCCGGAGTTCCGAACCAGCGTCGCAACCTTCTGACGTTTGTTATCAGGCACATTCAAGAGTTCGCCGATGAGCCATTGTTCCGCTCGGGCCTTCGCAGATTCCTGCATCGCCAACAGAGCGGCACGGGAGGCTGGGTCGTAAGAAGCCTGCTCTTGCAGTTGCTGGACAAGCTCAGCGGTCGGGTCGGTGGCCGCCTGAACACTACCGCTATACGCAACTCGTTCCATTTCCGCAAGGCGCTGCTCTACGGCCTGCTTCTCGGCCTCTAGCTTGTTATATGCCTCTGCCTTTTCCTTCCACTTGAGTGCCTCCTGCCACTTCTGCTCGCTGCCGTCCTGACCGTTGCCCTGCTTCGCAGCCTCGTTGGCTGATGCGGGGGTAGCCTCAGGCGTCCCAGACTGGTCACTCACGATGGAATACTCCCTTCAACTGGTGGTTGTGCCGGGGGACCGCCCGGCGGCGGGCCTTCAGGGGGAGGCCCACTGGGGCCGCCCTGCGGCGTTGCAGGCGCACCGGGAGGAGGCGGAGGAGGCTGACTCATAGCCTCCGACAGCGCACTCACGGCAGCCTGCGACATCCCTGCCTCCTTTGCCAGAACAGAAATCACGGCAGGAGGAAGATTCATGCCCTGAACCTGACCGAAGAACTGCGCGATGGCCTGCGCACGGTCAACATCCTGCTGACGCCAGTCGCGGTTCGCGGTCACAGAAACATTCATAGGCGTCAGGTCAGAACCTCGGACACTGGCATATGCAACATCGCCGGAGTCCGTAATCCAAGAAATCGTCTGGTCGCCCATGTACGCACGGTACAGGTCAACGACGACGCGGGCACCGATGCTCTCCTGAAGCGCCATGTCCTGCATGTGGAGCTGAACAGGAAGGTCGCCCTGCTGCTGGAGAGCGTTGACAGTACCAACCGCAATGTCCTTGCTGCGGTCTGGGCCAAGCGCGATGTCGCCCGTGCCGATGTGCTGCCACTGCTGCTCAATCATGTTGCGGAAGCCCGGCATGGACGAATTCATTCCGGGGGCTTGGAAGAACTTCGTCATCTCCGCAGTCAGCGGGTCGTCCACCCACGCAAGGTCAATAGGTGCGCCCGTGAACTTGAACTGGTTGCCCTCGCTGTCCTTGAGCGAACCGAGCTTCGACATGAGGATGCCGCCAGCAAGCGACATCTGCTCCCAAGTAGACCGGAAAGTAGAGTTGTCTACAACGGTCAGCGTCTTGGTGGCCTCGGTGTCGGAGATACCATCCCGGCGAAGGGGGTGCTTGTAACAGCCGAGTTCCATGTAAGGAAATGCAGAAAGATGGGCGTCAGGGAACAAAGCTCCTTCGGTCCAACTACCCTCGAACATGACCGTATTGGTCCCGTCGAACGGGGCGATGACCGCGAAATAGCCCTCTGGGTACTGGAGGAAAGACCCTTCCTCGTCCTTGGTCGTGATGAGGCGCATTTCGACTTGGCCATTCATCACCTCGGGCGGGACAGAGTTCGCCTCGTCATACGGAATCTTCTTGCCGGTACTCACATCGAGCCAGTACCAGTCCTTCTGCGGAAGGTCCATGCTGACCTTCTTGGCAGCCTTTTTCGCAAACGGGTCGTCCCGGTAGTAGCACTTGAGGACGGTTACGATGCCGTCGTCCGGGTCAAGGGCGTCCATCCAGTCGCGGTTGGTGTCGCCGCTGTAGGTATCAATGCGCGAGGTGTCTTTCTGCGAGCCGTCCCCGTGGTCGGGCTTCCAGTTGTCCGGAGTGATGCCCTTGGGGACATTCCACCCACGCGAGCGCATAGCCTCAAGCGCGGAAAGACGCATTGGAACCTGTTCGATGACAAACGGGTTCAGGGGGGAATGCAAGAATGTCTGGCCCGGAGCGATGTGCAGGTAGCGTGGGTCAACAAATCGGAACACGATACCATGACGCTGGTCCCAATCAATCGCAACGGTCCCGCGACCTCCGGCAAGCGCCGACCAAACCATGCGCGAGCGGACATCGTGGTAAGCCTTGAGCGGGTCGTGGAAGGTGTTACGCAGGAGCCTAGCAGTAACCTCGGCAGCAGCCGCGTCCGCCGTGGGCTGGACGGCGTGAGCGTCGAACTCCGGCATCTGGCGGAGCAGAAGGCTGGCCTTGTGCCGGATGAGGTTCAACTGTCGCTGCGTCGTCGGCTGGATGCGCCGTTTGTCCTTGGTGAACCCCTCGCTCGTGCGGTAGTGCTCAAGGTCAAGACAGAACGCCAGAAGACGACCATACAGGTCGTTGCGCGGCTGCCAGAACCGCGACGAGTTCTGCCATGCGCGAGTGAGCTTGTCGTGAACCTTATTGTTACTTGCCACGCTTCACCCGGAGAGCCTCAGAAAGCGCGATGGCAATGGCCTGCTTGCGGCTCTTGACGGCAGGACCACGCTTGGAACCACTATGCAAAGTGCCGGTCTTGAACTCGTGCATCACCTTCTCAACCTTGCTCTTTCGCTTCATGGCTCCTCCTGTGATGGCGGGTGGGGGCCAGCCGAAATGCTGGCCCCCTGCGGCCAAGTGCCGCGTCACCCGCGATGTTACGGCTGGACGGCCTGCAAATGTCCAATCTTCGCCGCAACCTTATAACCAGCGGCATCGTGATACGCGAGGATGAATCGCACATACGGCCAGAGATGCAGCGAGCCGGTGCTGATAGCCTCGTTAGGGACGGCAGCACGAACCTTGAAACGGTAGAACCATACGGGCTTGCCATTGGCAACGGTAGCGCCGTTGGCACTAAGCAGGTCCGTGAACGCGCCGTTGATGATGGTCTGGTTGTTGCGCGACGCGATGATATTCGTGTTGGCGTTCAGGTTCTGGTTGCTGACAGCCGCGGCCGTCACCCAAGTAGCGCCATCCACCGAAACCTGAGCAGCGACAGCAAGCGAGTCCGCGCCGCTCTGGCAATCGTCCGTACCCGGAGCGTCATAGACGCACAGCGTCGCAAACACACCGCTGGTGTCCGAAGCCGCCTGATTCATCGGGACAATCCAGCCCTCGGTGGCAATAGCCGCAGTAGTATCGAAGACGCTCGACGCGAAAGTAGCGCCTACCGTAAACGCGGTGAGCGAATCAACATACCCCGACGCTTCGGTAGCGGCAGAGGTGCGGAAGTAAACATTGTCATACTTCATGAACGCGCCAGCAACCGTGCCAACGGCGAAGGCGTTCGACGCCATAACGGTGACGCCGATGGCGCACAGAACAGCAGCAAGAATCTTCTTCATCTGGAGGTTCCTCCTGTTAGTGAAAGCCACGCTGGCCGGGCGCGGCCGTGTCGGGCCACCGACGCGGCGTGTAGTAACACTAAATGGAAAACGGGTCAACCGCCGAATCCTGTCCGGGAACAATCAACTTGTGTTTAGCGAGAAACATCTCGCCGTCAGTTTTCTCCATTGACTTTGGCTTCTCGTACAATGGCAGGGTTTCAAGCAGGTGGCAGGCAAGACCGAGAACAATCATGTCCTCGTCGTGCGCCCCTGCACCAGCCTCGATGCGGCCGTTGCGATTTACCACAACATCGCCAAGAGAGTCGCACCCTTGCTGGCTCCAGAACAACAATCCGTCCTCGACGATGGCCTTCTGCAAAGCGCCGATGATTGTTCCACGAGTCGTGGCGGTAGTAAGCCAGCCAATCCGTTGCGACAGCGGAACATGCAGCGAGTCCCGGTGATGCTCGATGTAGACATTGCCGTACCGGTCGCAGCCCTCGTAGAACGACTCGCCGTATCCAGAGTTGCGCTCCCAGACGAGCATTGCGTTGTTATATTGCGTTGCAAGATGGCGACTTAAGCGCCCAAGCTCGTAGGCCGGGATGTAACCGTTGTACCGGACGAACACCTCTTTGCTCTTGCGGCCGACGACGATTACCTCGCACGGGTCGTGCTCTCCGGCCTCGTCCCAGATTCCGGCTGACGGGTCGGCGATGACGAAATAGGACTCGTCGGGATTAGGGTCGCACCAAGACTCGTAGACGACTGCCGTACCGGTACGAGTAACCCACTTCTTTTCAACCCCTGTACGGCATCTTTCCGACCATCGCCTCAGGCCATCTTGGTCAAATGGGTTAGTCCCGGTCAGGTCAACATAGTCTCCGTACAGCTTGGCCTTCTGGAGTGGGCCTCGGGAATCCTGTTCGATGGCTTTCTTGTGCTCGTCAGACAAAGCCTTGTTGTCGAACACGGACATCGTCAACTCAATCTTGCCGTCCTTGCCGTCGGGGCCGCCGCACCCCTTGAAGTCGTCGCGCAGCGGACGCCACTCGCGCTTATCAATGGGCGTAGCCGTGATGAATCGAACGAAATGACGGTTGGCCTTGCCTCGCATACGAAGCTCGACCCACATATTCCAGTCCGGCGGCTCGTCCGCGTGAGCCCAATCGAGTCGCATACCAGCCACCGACTGGCCTCCCTCGACGAAGAACCGAATGCAGGACCATTGACGCCAGTCGTCGTCAGTCGAACGGTTGGGCTTTACCCAAATCGCCTCGATGGCTGTACCATTTCGCTCGATGTGGTGGGGCCAATGTCCAATGGCCTCCTGATACTTGCGAATCACGCTTTCCTTTGCCATAGCGCGACCCTTCGCAAGCACGACACCAGTATTTGGCGTGCCCAGCATGGGAAGCGGAACGCCGTCAATCTCCACAAAGCCGCGAGCAAGGGCCACCCCACAGAACGCGCCAATGGTCGTCTTACCGGCCTGATTTCCAGAACGCAGGTAAATCTCCCGGAACTTTGCGAGACTACCCGCGAACCGTCGCTGCGCATCACTCTTGAACCTGAAGTGCGTTACGGGGTCGGCCTTGAAAGAGGCCAACCCCGATTCGGCTGTAAGAAAAACTGACGGGTCAAAGTTCACTTGGCCTTCCGCTTAACCCCACGGTACAAACGATTCTTGGACACCATGCCGCCGTAGGCGAAGCCCTTCAGCTTGTCGGGGTTTACACGGCCTTCCTTGGCCTTCTTTGCATAATCCTTTGCAAGTGCGCCGTAAGCCTGCGTACCAAGTGCTACATCGGCGACAGGCGAGGCGACACCCATGACTCCGCGCCACGCAGGGTTGCGGCCAACCATCTTGGCGACATACTTGAGAGGGCGAATAGGGTTGAATCTGCTGGCGGCAGCGCCTCGCGTGAGGACAGCGTTCCAATACGCCTCGTCAACCTTGTCGTAGGCGTTACCGACACCCTTTGCGGCACCCTTAACGGCGTTTCCAATGCGCGTTCGCATAGACGGATTGCGAGGAGGCATTATCGGCCCTTCTTTCCGCGTCGCAACACCGCCGTAAGCGTAACCCTGCTTGCCCTTGGAGCGAGAAGCGGCAATACCAGCACCAGCCGCAGCGGCAGGAAGGATTCCGCGTGCTTCAAGCGCTCGGAGACGGCGCATTATCTTTGACGCATACTTTTGCAAAGCGTCAGCATTAGGCTTTGCATCTACTTCCTTAACAGACATTCCCATCTTTCGCATGTAATCGCGCTCAGGCTTGATAATTTTGCTGACAGCGATTCCTTCGGCCGGGACAATGCGCATATACCTGCGCATTGTCCCGCTACGGATGTCATTTACGCCGGACAACTTAGCCATAGAACTCATCTGCACGGCCTTCTTTGCCGCGGCATAAATCTTCGGAGAATCTTCCTTCATGGCTTTTGCCGTCGCTAGAGCCCGCTTGATTGCCCGTCCAGACGACCAAATAGACATATCAGCGACCCTTCTTTGCTCGGCGCACCACGCCGCCGTAGGCGTAACCCTGCTTGCCCTTGGAGCGCGATGCGGCTACGCCAGCGCCAACGGATGCGGCGGGGAGAATGCCTCGCTTTGCAAGTTCACTCATGTAGCGAATAACATCATTAGGGCGGCCAACGCTGCTTGCTCGGAGTTCGCGAAGCATACCAGCGCGCATAGTCCGCCTCTGTGCGGTCTTGGCGACGACCTTATTCCCAAGGCCGTAATCCTCCGCAATCTTCTTCATTTTCGCAACTCGCTCAACCTTGTTATGGTTGTACCCGCTCGAAACATAGTCCTTAAGTCGCTGGTACACCTTGGGAAGTTCCGCCTTCAACTCACGAGCACTCTTTACATAGCGGTTCACCCCAACACCACCCATAACGACGGAGTCCTTGGGGTTCCTACCAGAAATCTTTCTCATGAAGTTGATGCCCTCGCGAGAATTTGCAAGGACTCGCTGCCTTGCAACGGATGTGCTCACCCCGGGATTGGACTTTTTAATATACTGCGCAATATCACTGCTCAACATGTCTGAGAAACGCTTGGCGATGTCGCCGCCGGATTGCGCCAGTTTGGTGTCGTGGCGCAACTTTTCGGCAATTTCGGGCGCGAGCTTTGCGGCCTTTCTAATCCATCCCATGATTACTTCCTCCCGCAGGTCGGGCAGCAGCCCGCCATGCCACCGTACTTGAATCCCTGACGCTTGCTCGAAGAGCCAGCGGCGATAGCAGCGGCCGGAGCGATGCCCGTACCCATCTTGAGCAGGCTCTTGAGACGCGAAGCGTCCGTCAGAGAGCGGGCCTTGGCCGAGAACGCGGGCACACCTGACTTCATGTAGTGCTTGCGGAGGTCGTTCAGGGCGCGCTTCATGGTCGCGTCGCCCATAATGGTCGCGGAACCCTTGATGGTCGCGCTGGCGGCATCCTTGAGCGACTGATAACCCTTAGGGAATTCGGCCTTCAGGGCGCGCATACGGGTGAGGGCGCCACGGGTGATACCACCGTGCTTCGCCTCCTCGATGCCGTGGATGATATTGCTCAGCGCCTTGCGACTTAGGCGCGACTTCGAGAGAGACTGAGCGTACTTACCGTAGTTCGGCATGGGGACTCCTAGTTCAGATTGACTCCGACCGTGGACCCGTCGTCGCCTCCCACCGTCGTGAACGACTTGATGAGTGCAGTCAGCAGCCGGGCCAGTTGATTTGGCGTCAGCGAAACCTTATCGCTGTCGCATGACATGACCCTTACCACACCCTCGTCGTCAATGGCAAGAGTCATATTCACTTCGCCGATGTTATCGTTATCATCATTCAACTGGTGTAAGTCCTCCAAGTCTGCGGATGGCGGCGTGCCGCTGCTCCGGGAAGGCGTTGAAGTACGCTTCCAGATACGATACGCACCGTTCAGCACCGTCGTGTGGTCCGACACCCTCGACACTCTTTGCCGTCTCCACATACCGACGCAGGTCGTCCTCCGACCTTGCCCCAAGTCGGTTCACAAACTCGACGATGACGCGCCTCTCCTCGCCAATCAGCTTCATAACCTGCGCGTACAGGTTCAGGCAGGTCTTATTCTTCGGGTCGCGGATTCCCAACTTCACTGTGCGGACATAATCACGAACCGTTTCCTCGTCCGCCAACCCCTCACGAATCTGGTCGCCAGCCACGCTCACCAAGTCGCGCACCTGCTTCGTGAACTGCAACCTGTCCCCCACAGGTACGACATCCCCCGGCAGCCGCTGCTTCTGAAGGTACTTCTCGTGGTCCCTCTGGGCCATCTGACGCCCCTGCTCGATACGCTCCTTCAGACCCACCACTACCTCCAGTTGTCAAGGAATCTTACAGGGAACTTTTCGGTGCGCGCTGCGTTAGTCCAGAGTCTCTATGTCGTTGTCCACGACCCGCCATGGGTCGTTGCTCGCCCCCCGGGGCACCCCACCTGCCGCGCGCGAAACCATATCGGAAACGCGAGACTCCAGCACAGCGACACGACGCTCAAGCATCGTCACCTTCGCTCGCAGCTCGCTCGTCCCTTCGCTCGTCGCGCCGCTGCTCGCTCGTCGCTTCAGCCAGTCCAGCATGAGCGCTCTCTCCTGTTGTGTGTGTGTGGTCTAGCATGCACGCAGCGCACAGCACGCACGATGCGCGTGCATGTGTCTGTGTCTGCTAATGTTGTGTAGTGCCTTGGCTAGTGGCACTCGCTGCTGCTGCTGCGCAGGCTACAGCACATCTCGTCAATGTATGTGTCATGGGTTTGTAAATGCCAGACAGGACAACAGGTTACGAGGCTATTCTTGACATTGCCGTGACAGACAAGGTTTGCTCATTATATAGCAGAAAAAAAAACAGCAGCATGAAGATTTCCCTTGAACAGGAGCATCGGCTGTGGTAAGTTGCCCATGTCAGCAGGAAGCAGCACCAGCCACAAACCACACCAACCAAGGAGAACAAGCCATGGACACCACGACCGTCTGCAAGATGCTTCGGGACCTGCACGAACTGCGCTCCAGTGAGGAGTCGCTTGGATGGACCATCAAGAGCCGTGTTCGTGCTGCGCAGCGGGAGGCTGAGCGAATGGTCGAGAAGGAGTTCGCTGCGGAGGTCGCTGCGAAGGCTATCGAGGTGTCGAATGCTGCCGACATGGCATACTTCGTGACGATGGGCGCTCTGTCCGGCTCCAAAATTGTGGTCACCTGCCGCGCCACGGGGAGCGAGCACGATGCGAAGACTACGGTCTGGCGGGAGTGGCAGCATCGAGGCAATGGTTGGTCTGTGGTGCGGTCGTACGCGATTGGTGTCTGCAAGCGCGACCACAACGTCAAGTACAGCGGTGAGTGCAAGCGAGGCACGCTCGCACTATTCGAACTGAAGAGCGACGGCACCACGTCTACGAAGCCGTCCTATCGGCTCCATCAGATTGGCGACGAACTCTTCGTTTCGATGGGCATCCTCCCCGACGGTTTCGATATGAACATCGTTAGTGCGGCTAGTGCGAAGGAGGACTGACGAATAATCCTCTCGACAGGGAGCGTCTGGTGTGGTAGGATGCTCCCTGTCGAGAGTGAGTCACCAACCACCAACAGCGAGAGGAGCCACTCATGTCGGACCTGAGCAAGAACACCAGCAGCGATGCAATCATCTTCTGTACCCTGTGCGGGGCGCATGGTGAACGAGCTAGCATGTGGTGTCGAGGTGACGACGACATCGCGGTGTGCGCCAAGTGTCAGGAGCGCCTCAAGCGAGAGGCTGCGTGCGACATCTGGGCATATGAGCCCGACTGGAACTAGCAAATAAATCGCTGGACACAGCCAGCGCGATGTGGTAGGATGTGTCCATCAACGAAGCGAACCACACCAAGCCAAGGAGAGAGCCAGATGGGCGTTGTCACGATGGTGAAGATTGAGACGAACAAGAGCGGTCGAACCGTTGCCCGGAGCTGCGTCGAGCAGGTCATTGGCATCACCTACGCGGATGGTTCGTCAGAGATTCGGGTCATCCTGTTCAATCGCGAGTATCTGCCCATTGCAGCGCGCGTCTATGTTGAGAACGGAACCACTCAACTCGCGATGGATGCGTTCTGCCGTGAACACCTGTCTGAATCCGATGCCGCCTCAGCGAGCGAGTTCAACAAGAACGCTATCGCATACTGGGCAAACTATCGTTCGGCTGGAAAGACTATCGTTCAGGTCGGCGGTCCTCACCTAGAAAACCTTCTCGCCGTATTCGGCCAGTAAAAAACATCTTGACGAGGGGCACACGACGTGGTATGGTGCCCCTTGTCGAGAGCAGGTTCCAAGCCACGCCAACCAAAGGAGCGAGCCATGCAGAACCTGACCATTGAGCAGTTCGTGAAGCGGTACATGGTCCTGTTGTTTTCTTGGAAGCAGGCAGAAAAGACCGGCATGTGTGGCATGACGAAGCTCGCTAACGAAGAAATCCGCGAACTTCTGAACTCTCATCCTGTTCTGTGGTCGACGGCCATGTTGTACGCGTCCAGCGAGTTCGCTGGAGATGGCTCTGAAAATTACGACATCGCCATCGCACGAATCGCAAGGGAAATGCCGTCCTACATTGAGGCTGTCAAGTGGAATTTAGACTACTTCGAGAAGGAACGGGCGAATACTCCGTGACAATGCGCGCGTGATGTGGTATGATGTCTCCAGTAAAGCAGCACACCACACCAAACCACGAGAGGTGAAACATGGCGCGATACGAGGGATTCATCAACTGCTCGTCCACCTTCATCTGCCTGTGCTGCGAAAAGCGCGCCGAGATGGACGCCATGAGGCTTCGAATCGCAGAGCTAGAGAATGCCCTTGCAGCGGCATCGTGGCTTTGCGCCAGCGCAGCAGCCGACCTGCTCGTCGATGACGTAGAGGCGATGATTCGCCATCCTAAGGGCAACGCCGTCGAAAAGGTGTGCCGTGAGTCCGAGCGCCTGCTTGGCAGCAGGTTCGCTTGCGGGCGCGACTGGGAACGCGGATGGGGACTGTTCGAAAAGACCGGCAAGCCCACTCTGTGAAGAGGATGCGCGACGCTACATCGCAAAAGGTGCTAGGCTGTAGAAATAACCAATTGACAAGATGCTCCTGTTGTGGTAGGATTCACCTTGTCGAAAGCAGCACGCACACGCAGCACACACACACACGAGAGGTTCCAATGATTGAGTTCGTTCGTCCAATGCGAGACTGGAAGGACAGAGCAGCAGGATGGGCTGTGTGGCGAGTGACGCTCGCCGATGGGAGCCGACACATCGTGCACGGAACGCGAGACGATGCGCGAGACTATCGAGATGCTCACCCCGACAAGGAAAGCACGCGATGATTTACGGTGTCCGGTACGACGGCATCCTCTGGTTCGTCACCAAGGAGGGAACCCCGCTCCTATCGTGTAAGAGCCAGTCCGATGCGAACAGAATGTGTGAGAAGCTTGAGGGCCAGGAGATATTCTACTTGACGCCAGCCGAATGACGTGGTAGTATGCGTCTCGTCAGGGCGGTCCTGACACCGACCACAAACAAGAGAGGGAGCCATGACCAATCGTCGCCACAACATCGAACGAGTCCACCTCCTGATTGGCAACGACGACGAACACAATCGCACGATGCACAGCATTCACCTGAATGCCGTCATGCTGCGTGAAATCGAAGGTCTGGTGTCCGACTTCAATACCGTCGTGGACGATTGGACCAATGACAAGGACGCTACTCTCTGCGGGTTCGCATACACGGAAGAAGATGACCACATGTTCCGATGCGTCCACGCCGCTGTGAACGCGCTGAGCGATGCCGTCGGTGTTCTTCGCACGGCGCACATCAACTCTCGCACCATTGTCAAGGAGATGCGAGAGGATGCTGCGCATCAGACCGATGCGGTCAATCGAGAGGCCGTCGGCCACGCTCCGGTCAACAGCGGTGAGGTGCGATGAACTGCGACGGGTGCGGCGAGTGGATGGACTCCGGTGAGGTCTACCGGGGTCCGTCAGGCGGAAACTTCCACGTTGAGTGTCTGGCCGAAGCGATTCACCAGTCAGAGCAGGGCATGGCGAGCGCTATGTTCGCATACTTCAACCGATGACGGAGGGCGGGTTGGACAAGTGGCACAAGTACGAGTCGCTCATCTGCGAGATGGTGGACACACCAGACCTTGACTCGTTCATCAAGGCACACCGCTCGCTGCTCAAATGGGCAGAACGAAATGGGAACCCACCAGAAAAACTACTTGACATGCAGGACTGGGCGTGGTAATATGCACATGTCGGCGTCAGAGGGACGCCGCTTGAACAGGAGGCGCGAGATGGGTGCGTTCAAGGACATGGCAATCGAGCGAGAGGAGCGTGCGATGCGTGGGAACCATACTTGGGTCGAGTTGTTCGAGGAGGTGCAGGTTGGAGAGGACCGCTACATTGAGGTGACGGTTGAGGTTCTCGTGACGATGCACCGCGCCGACCGTCGTACCGGAGACGACGGTTACGGAGAGGTCGAGGACATGCGCTTCTCGTGGACCAAGGACTGCTCGCAGGAGGATGCTGCCAAGGTTGTGGAGCGCATGAACGACGACGGTGTGGTCGAGTGCCTGTCAGACCGTGCAATCACGGCCGCGTTCGAGGAGGTGGCATGACCAGACTTGCACGCAAAGTCCGCCGGGTGGCGGGGGATGGCCGCGATTCGTTCGTGGTCATCCTCCATCCAGATGACGGTGCGATGGGCGCGAGCATCGAACTGCGGGAGAAGGGGAGGCGCAAGGGATACCGAATCGAGTTGTCCCGCCTGTATACCAGACTCGCAATGCAGGAGGCTGGGTTCTCTGGTAAGCGCTCGAAGGTACGGTCGAAGTAGATTGTCCTTTACTTCCGTAGAATACCGTGGTATACTGTGGTATAGAGAGGGAGGTGCAAATGAAGCCGTGGAAGGAACTACGGTTGGACATCGCGTCGTATATTGCGGAGGTCCGACACGGGGCGCTGAGCTACGAGCAGCAGACCCGGCTCTCGATGGCGTGGCCGACGGTCTACCTGTCTGGGAACGCGTCAGGGTGCGGAGAGGATGTCTGGCGAGGTGCGCTTGGGTACACCGCTACTGAATGGGAAAGCGCGCGTGAGCGGTTTGCTTTAGTGCTTGACAAGGATGGGGTGTGGATGTTATGTTTCCTTCGCGACGAGATTGCGCGGCAGAGGGAGCAGTCTAAGAAACAGAGCGAGAGGGTATCGAAGCGGTGGAATACCACGGTAAGCCAGCGTATACCGAACGATACCAGCGAATACCCTGCAGTTGCATTAGAATCAAAGAAAGAATCTAGTCTCTTGTACCTTGAGGCTAACGGCGGGGAGAGGTGGGTTCCGTCTGCGAAGCAGGTTAAGGACTGGCAGGTGGCGCATCCCGGGGTTGACTTCGATGCAGAGTTTGCCCGGATGCGTGGTTGGTTGGAGGCGAACCCGGAGAGGCGAAAGACTCTACGCGGTCTGCCAAGGTTCGCGAACTTCTGGTTGTCGCGAGCGGAGTCCAAGACTCCGTTGACCAGAGTCCACTCCGAAATCGGTTCGGTGTGGTCGCTTAATCCCAAGAGGGGAGGCTGACATGTCGGGCACTTCGCAGCGAGTTTTGGGTTCGCTTCTGCTGGGCTGTGGCGACCCGCTAGTTGTTGACCCAACGGCGCTGGCAACGGGGCTTCAGCGGGCCATCCTTGGCGTCATGGCGCGATATGGGAACGGGGTGTCGGCAGAGCAGGTGCAGAACGAACTCGCTGGCAAGGAGAACCCGGACCAAATCATGCAGGAGATTGTGTCCTGTACCGGGACCAGCGTCTCGTTCTCCGAAGGTGGATTCGCTGCTCTGGTCGGACAGTTGCACCGCGAGAAGGCGTCGTCGTCCATCCGACGAGGCGCGCTAGAAGTGGTCAGGGCGCTGGACGAGGGAGAGACTCCCGAAGGTGTCGCTGCCAAGGTGGCCGCAATCTCGGAGCATACTCACCCGCCTATCGGCAACGAGGTCGAGAACATCGGCGACAACATGCACGAGTTGTTCTTGAGCAACGACAAGGACGCCTTGCCTCTTGGCATGAACTGTCTCGATGCGCTCAAGGTCGTGCCGGGGAACCTGACCGTTCTTGCCGCCCGCCCGGGTTTCGGCAAGACCGCCCTGCTTGGAACCTTCACGCTCGCTGCTGCCAACAACGGGTGGCGCGTCCTGTTCTTCTCTCTGGAGATGCCGGGCAAGCAGATTCGACAGCGACTCCTCGCCGGTAACTCTAGCATCCCGATGTCGAGCATCCTTCATCCGGAGGGGACCGAACTGCTGGACAGCGTGCGAACCCTGTCTGAACTCCCTATCGGAGTCCGTGACGCTGTCGCCGGGGACACCCTGACAGTAGAGCGCATAGCTGCCACGGTTCGCGCATATCGCAAACGCTATCCAGACGACATACTGGCGGTCATGGTGGACTACATCCAGTTGGTCAAGTGCCGGGACAAGTACGACATCAGGCACCAGATGCTTGGGCATGTCTGCCGTGAACTCAAGGCCACGGCTCTTCGCGAGAAGGTTCCGATGGTGGTGGCCGCACAGATTGGGCGCGGGGTCGAGAACCGTGGCAAGGAGGCCAAGCCGCAGTTGTCCGACCTGCGGGAGTCGGGGGAGATTGAGAACACCGCAGACCAAGTGGTTCTCGTCCACCGCGAGAGCATCCTGTCCGACACGGCGCTGCTAGCCGTTGCGAAGTACCGGATGGGCGCACCGTTCGTGGCAGAAGCCCTATTCGATGGACCGTGCTGCGTATTTCGGGATGTCCACGCCGGGCGCACGGTCGTCAGGGAGGAGTGGCAATAATAAGGCGGACCCCCCCGGCGCGAGACGGGGCTTGCGTCAGCGAGGCGCGAGAGGGGAGCGCCGTCAGCCGAAGGTCCGCCGACAGAACATACCACATCAAGAAAACACTTGCAATCACGGTTCGTTTGTGGTAAGATTCACGCATCGGTAGGTTAACCGACAACGAGAGGAGCAACATGCTGCAAGAGAGGATTGCCAGAGCGCAGGCCGCGGTTGATAAGGCGCAGGCCAGACTTGCCGCCCTGCTGGAGCGCAGCAACCGCCCGCCCGTGGTACACAAGTGTAGGGGATGCGGGTCGGAGATTCAGGTGGTTGGCCGCGGCCGTCCGAAGGTGTGGTGCGAGCCGTGCCGTGACGGAGAGCCGTACAAGGTCTGGTTCAGGAACAAGTACCGAGAAAAGTGGCGCATGTACCAGCAGAACTATCGTCAGTCCAAGAAAGAACGACTGTCCGAAATGGACGCAGCAACCAACTAAACAACCCAAGGAGACACCATGAGCACGAACGATTGGCTTCCCGGTTCGCCCAAGGCTAGCAACGGCAGCGACTACTTCCGACTCAAGGACTTGAAGGACGCCCCCGGCAAGGCGTGCGACATCCGAATCATGTGCCCGTTCCTGACCGGGTACGAGGGCTGGACGGAGGGCAACAAGCCAGTCCGTGCGCAGTCTATGGACGGGTTCGACAAGGCCACCAAGTGGCGCGTCGAGAACGGCAAGGAGCAGGGTCCGCGACCGTTCTGGGCCACGGTTGTCTGGAATCACAGCGCGCAGAAGTTGCAGGTGTGGTCCTTTACGCAGGCGACCATCCACCGCCAGTTGCGAGACTTGCTGGACAACAAGAAGTGGGGTGCCCTGAACTCCTATGACATCACCATCACCCGCAAGGGCGACGGCACCAAGACGGAGTATTCGTTGGTACCCAACCCGAAGGAGGCTCTGGAGCCAAGTGTCCAGTCTGAATGGGACGCGCTTCAGGAGCGATGGGTCGGCCTCCCTGCTCTGTTCGGCAACGGCCACCCGATGCAGCCGTTCGACGAGGCGATGTTCAACTAGGCAGCACGGCCGCCCCACCGGGTGGCACCCGGAACAGCGGGGCGCCTCCCCGGTGGGATACGGCAACCCACGAGTCTTTCGGATAGAGCCTCAAGCCGAAGGGGCCGGGGTCAACTTGGCAGGAAACCGCCGCGAGCAGGAAAGGACCGGCCTTGTAAACCGGGCTTTCCGGACGACGCCTTACCAGCGAGCGTACCGCCACTAGCACAATAGTGCAGCTAGGCGGGTAGCGGCGGCACACTTAAAGCGGGTGGCGGCTGCGGGCGGAAATGTCGGACACGGCATGGGCACCGACCCGCAGCGGCCCGCGACTACGAGAAGGCATGACGAGCCTCGGAGGGGGGAGAGATGAAATACGAAGAACTGACTGTGGCGCTAAAGAAGCATCGGCTGTGGTTGGGCGGCGGTGCGGATGGTGAAAAGATGAGATTGCGCAGAGCTGACCTACCCGGAGCCAACCTGACCGGAGCCATCCTTTGCTGGGCCGACCTGCCCGGAGCCAACCTGACCGGTGCCGACCTGAGCGGAGCCAGACTGAGCTGGGCCGACATGACCGGTGCCGACCTGACCGGTGCCGACCTGAGCGGAGCCAACCTGTCCGGAGCCAGACTGACCGGTGCCAACCTGACCGGAGCCAACCTGTCCGGAGCCAGACTGACCGGTGCCGACCTGAGCTGGGCCGACCTGCCCGGTGCCAGACTGAGCTGGGCCGACCTGAGCTTGGCCAACCTGAGCCGGGCCGACGTGACCGGAGCCATCCTTTACCGGGCCGACCTGACCGGAGCGTTCTGCTCCGAATGGCAAAGCAACCCCGTCGGTCTGCCGGATGATTTGCTGGAGCTGCTTGAGGTGCGTGAGGACGACAACGAATAGTTCGTGAAAGACGCATAGGTAAGGAAGTATCGTACATTTCGTGGCAATCAACCCGCGCAATACCGCTAGGGCGTACAGTCGTCCCGCCGGGTGGCTCCCGGAACAGCGGGGCGACTCCCCGGTGGGATACGGCAACCCATGAGCCGACTGGATACAGCCTCATGCCAGTTGGACCGGGGATAGAAAGGGAGAGGGATGAAACTGGACCTGAGTGCTCCGCACACTAAGTACCTGTCGTCAGACGGAAAAGAACTCACCGGCGTCACCACCTATTTGAGCGTCATCGCCAAGCCCCAGTTGCTCAAGTGGTATGCCACCGAAGAACGCAAGGGCGTCCTTGAAGCAGTCGAGAAGCACTTCAAGACTGCTGGGCCCTCGACGCTGGTTCTTCCCAAGGGCCCTTTTGCAGAGGCCAAGCGCGACAAGGCCGCTGACCTTGGCACCGTGACGCACGCTCTCATTGAGGCGTGGCTCAAGAGCGACCCGCTTGAGCGGGACGGAATCCCAGACGAGGTGTACGACGCTGCGCACCACGGACTGAACAGGTTCCTTAACTTCTGGCTCTCCGGTCGCTACAGCATCATCGAGTCAGAGCGGGTCATGGTGTACGAGTCCGTCAACATGGCATTCGGGGGGACCGTGGACATCATCGCCAGCAAGCCCACGGCAGACGGAGACAAGGTTGTTCTCATTGACATCAAGACCACCAAGCCGTCGCGGTACTGGCCGTACCCTGAGACATTCGCGCAGGTGGCCGCCTATTCTCATGCGTACTCGAAGATTACCGGGACGCCTGTTGACAGCGCCGTTCTTGTTCGGGTTGGCAAGGAGCCGGGCGATGAACTAGAGACTGTCGTCGTCACTCCCGAACAACTGATGCAGGGTTGGTGCTTGTTCTATGCAGCGTACCGAATGTACGAGTCCAAGAAGAAACTGGAGCGGTCGTGAGTCACACCTACGAGTGCTTAGGATGCGGAAAGCAGTTCTTCCAGCCGCGAGGGAACGCAACTATCCCGGTGTGCTTCGAGTGCAAGAAGAATCCGGACAAGAAGAACCGCGCTGTCTGGAAGCACAGGATGAACCAGATGCAGAAGCGTATTGACGACGAGGCTCAGCGTGATACCAAGAACCTGCGCAGCGGAGAGGCGTTCACGCCCATTCAGGCGGAGCGCATCATTGAGAAGATGCAGAGGGGTGAATGGTGACAAAGGAATCTATGACGGTGCGTACTTTCCTTACGGTAGTGGTTGTGGTAGTGTCGTTCATGCTGCTGCTCCCGCTGGTATTGCTCAAGGCCGTAGAAGGAATCTACTACTGCTATGTCATTGCGAAAGACTCCATCGCGCAAGTCTGGGCGCCCCGCAAAGCGTAGGCGAGGATGGGGTAGTGCCGTCAAGACCGCGTACAACGGAGTCGTGTACGCGAGCAAGGCAGAGGCAACATACGCTGCCCGTCTTGACAGGATGGTCGGAGATGGCGATGTTAAGAGGTGGACGCGGCAGGTCAACTGGCCGCTACGAGTCAACGGCGCGAAGGTGTGCTCGATGATTCCAGATTTCATGGTTTGGATTCCTGACGGGCGGGACGGCGAGATGATGGAACTCCACGAGGTGAAGGGGTTTGAGACTCCGGTATGGAGACTCAAGCGCAAGCTGTTCGCTGCGCTGCACCCCGACATCACCTATGTCGTTATACCCGCAAGAGAACTCGTCTGACGGGAGGAGCGATGCCCAAGACAGCTGCATGGCAGCGCAAGGAAGGGAAGAACCCCAAGGGTGGGCTTAACGCCAAGGGACGCGCGTCTGCCAAGGCGCAGGGCATGAACCTAAAGCCGCCAGCGCCCAATCCGAAGAACGCCAAGGACGCTGCTCGGCGCAAGTCGTTCTGCGCTCGCATGGGCGGTATGCCGGGGCCGATGGTTGACGAGAAGGGCCGACCTACTCGTAAGGCACTCTCCCTAAAAGCGTGGAAGTGCGAGTAGCCCATGAACGAGTCCCGGCTTGAGAAGCGGCTGCGGTTCGCGTTCGAGTGTTCTACGGTAAGGTGGACGAACCCAAAGGCAGAGCAGTTCGCGGCAATCACGGCGGACGCTGGCAAGAAGGTCATCTATCTTCCGCCCGGATACGACGACGACTATACGCTGCGAACGCTGTTCCACGAGTTGAGCCATGTCGCAATCCCCGGAGAGTTGGGGGCATTCGGCTCTTTCGAGGAGGACATCCTGTTGCGCGTCATCGAGCCGCGCCTGATGAGCCACCTCGTCGAGCGACCCAGAAAGCACGCTTGGTGGCTCCGCAAACTCCGGGAGGTACGGGACAAATGAAGAAAGCCAAGGAAGGCTGCAAGCAGGTCGTTGTCGTGTCCGACATCCATTGCGGGTGCAGGCTTGGCTTGTGCCCCAAGGACGGGGTTGCTCTTGACGACGGCGGAATCTACATGCCGTCGCGTATTCAGCAGAAGGTATGGGAGATGTGGGAGGAGTTTTGGGGCGAGTGGGTTCCGCACGTCACGAAGGGCGAGCCCTACGATGTCGTGTTCAACGGAGATGCCATTGACGGGGTCCACCACGGTTCTGTCACGCAGGTAAGCCACAACATCACCGACCAAGTCTCCATCGCACTTGCTTGTCTCCAGCCTGTTGCTGCCAAGGCAGAGCGATTCTACATGGTGCGCGGCACCGAGGCGCATGTCGGCAAGTCAGCGCAGGCGGAGGAAGGCTTGGCTCGCGCACTTCATGCGGTACCTAATGAGGACGGTCAGCACAACCGTTGGGAACTCTGGCTCCGCGTCGGCGGTCACCTCGTCCACTTCCTCCACCATATCGGCACGACGGGTAGCGCGGCTTACGAGGCAACGGCCGTTCACAAGGAACTGACCGAGAGCTTCGTTGAAGCCGGACGGTTCGGGAAGGA